GTTAGTACAGGTAATAAAACTATAGATGAAACTAACCACTCAGCTATGATTGAGTTGAGAGAGGCTTTAAAAGAGGGCATATCTAATGATGAGGCTAAGTATTTAATACCTGAAGCATATAAGACATCCTTAGTAATGACTATTAATGCTAGAAGTTTACAGAACTTCCTAGAGTTAAGAAGTAGTAAGCACGCACTATGGGAAATAAGAGATTTAGCCAAGAATATATATGAAGCTATACCTGAAGAACATAAGTATTTATTCGAGGAGTGTATGAATGAACAATCTATATAGAGGTGACTGCTTAGAAGTTATGGATAGACTAATAGAAGATGGAGTTAAAGTGGACTCAATCATAACAGACCCACCTTATGGTACTACTGCTTGTAAATGGGATAGCGTTATTCCATTCGATGAGATGTGGTTAAGACTCAATAAGTTGATTAAACCTAATGGTGCGATAGTATTGTTTGGTAGTGAGCCTTTTAGTTCAGCATTAAGAATGAGTAATATTAAGAACTATAAGTATGATTGGGTTTGGAACAAAAGACTTGCTGGAAATGTGTTTCTCGCAAAAAGCCAACCAATGAAGATACACGAAAATATATTAGTTTTTAACTCATCAAAAGAAAGTTTCTACCCCATAAAAACAGATTTAGAAAAAGTAAGAAACTACAAAGACAAGTATGGTGGTGGAGAAAGTTTCGGTAAAAAAGGAACTGGAGACAAGGTGCATACTACAAAAGGTAAAAATCCTAAAAGCATCATAGATATATCTAATGCGAACAGAAAAGGAAACACGCACCCAACACAAAAACCAGTAGCATTAATGGAATACTTAATTAAAACATATACAAATGAGGGTGAATTAGTTTTAGACTTCACAATGGGTAGTGGAACAACAGGTGTAGCTTGTAAGAATTTAGGTCGTGACTTTATAGGTATAGAGATGGATGATAAGTATTTTGATATAGCTAAGGAAAGAATAAATGAACAATAATATTGAACCACCACACTATACAGAATTAAAGATAAGTCCTCTTGAATACATAGAGGCAAATAATGGAGAGTTTAGTTGGTCTATCTCTAATGTAATTAAGTATGTTAGTAGGCACAAGAGAAAGAACGGATTAGAAGATTTATTGAAAGCCAAATGGTATTTAGAGAATGAAATTAAAAAATGGGAGAACAAAAATGAAAGCAGTAATACAAACAAGTTACGATAAAAAGAAATATGTAGTAACTTTTGAAGATGGAAGACAAGTAGAATGTAAAGATGTATTTGAAGCAATGGAAGTAAAGAATGGCAAAAAAGAAAAATAAAAACATAGAGTACGATTGTACTTTATGTAATAGAGTTACTATGAATGATGACAAAGCATATTGCACATTAAGAATGATAGATGCTAGATTACCTACACCTGCAAGTGGAGTAGCAAAAGTAATAGACTGTAATTGGTACAGAGAAAGAAAAATACAAAAATAAAAACAAGATGCCTTGAACAAGGTTTACTAAAAAATACAATTAACAATGCAGTAGTCTATTAGAAGATAGATGAGCTTAAATTAAAGAAAAGGAAAACCCTTATGAAATAATAAATAATACTAGGTATGTTGTAACCTAGTAGACCTTGTTCAGGGTATTAAAGAAAGAGAAGAGATGAAAAGTAGAAGTTTAAATAGAAAATGTATGCAATGCAAAGAAGATTTCAAAGCAAAGCAAGTAACAAGTAGATTTTGTGGTAGAAAGTGTAGCACTAAGTTTTTAAGTAGACCTTGCGACCAATGTGGAAAGAAGTTAAAAGGTAGAACGACACTAAGACAAATATACTGCAATAGAAAATGTAGAAATGATTATTTTAATAGCTAAGGAAGAGAATGAAATTACAGTTCAATATAAATCCCGTACCAGCTTCAAGACCTAGAGTTACTAGATGGAGTACATTTTATCCAAAGAAATATACACAGTTTAGAGAAGACATGGGAGTATTGCTAAGTGAGTACACACAATGCCCATTTAAAGAGCTTATAGAGTGCCATATAGAGCTTTTAATAGAAATGCCTAAGTCTTGGCCGAAGAAGAAAAAAGAGAGCTTAGAGGGTAAGTATTGCAATAACAATTCTGACTTAGATAACTATGCTAAAGCTATACTAGATGCTATGAATACGATAGTTTATGATGATGATAAGCAGATAGTTAAGTTAAGTATTAGTAAAAGATGGGGAAAAGATGGTAAAATAGTTGTAGAGCTAAACGAAATAACGAAATAATTACAAAGGAGTTTACGAATGGAAGAAGAAAAAAAGAAACCACATTTATTTCAAAAGGGTAATCCTGGAAGACCTAAGGGTGCTAAAGGAAAAAAGAAACTATTAACAGTTGAAGAGATATTGTTAAAGCACGATGTTAATCCAATAGAAGAGTTGATTAATATAGCAAGAGATAAAGAAGCAGACTTACCACTTAAGAAGGATTGCTGGAAAGAGGTATCTAAGTACACATTCAGTCAAAAGAAAGCCGTAGAGGGTTCAATAGAAGTAGATTTACAACCTAGTGGGTTTATAGTTGCAAGAGCTTAGTCTTTTAAAGCACCAAGAAGAGTTCTTATTCTCAGAAGAGAACACTATCTTAGTTGGTGGATTTGGTTCAGGTAAATCAGATGCAGGAATGATTAAAACTATTATGAAAAAAATGCAGTATCCTGAATATAAATGCTGTTACTATCTACCTAACTATTCATTAGTAAGAGATATTGCTTTTGATAAATTCACTACATTCTTACAAGATAAAGGCTTTACATACACACTTAACAAGTCAGACAAAGAGTTACACATTAAAGGCTACAGTTCTATTATCTTTAGAACTATGAGTGAGCCTGAGTCTATTATTGGGTATGAAACTTGTTATTCACTTATAGATGAAGCAGATATTCTACCTACTGAGAAGATGAGAACAGCTTACGATAAGATATTAGGTCGTAACAGAGCTATTGAGGGTGCCAATGTAGATATGGTATCAACTCCTGAGGGATTTGGGTTTCTATACGAGAAAACTAATAGCGGACACTTTAAAGTAATCAATGCAAAGACTACAGATAACAAGTTTATACCACAGAGCTACATAGCTAGTTTAAAAGAACAATACAGTCCTGAGCTATTAGAAGCCTATTTAAATGGTAAGTTTGTAAACTTAACACAAGGGTCAGTATATGAATACTTTGACCGAAAAGAACATAATACAAAAGAGGTACTAAATGATTATGAAGAAATCCACATTGGCCAAGATTTTAATATTGGCGGTTGTTGTTCAGTCGTATTTAGTTTACGAGCTGATAAAACTCATATAGTAGATGAATTTAGTTCACACGATACGCAAGACATAGTATTTAATATTAATAAGAGATACCCTAATAGACATATTGTTATCTACCCTGATGCTTCAGGTTATGCAGGCAAGACTAATGCTAGCTTATCAGATATAGACATACTTAGAAATGCTGGGTTCAAGATTAATGCACCTAGAAAGAATGGTAGAGTTAAAGACAGAGTCAATACGGTTAATAACTTACTTAGCAAGAATAAACTGCTTATAAACACTACTAAATGCCCTGAAACTACTAAAGCATTAGAACAACAAGCATATGACAAGAATGGCGAGCCTGAGAAGTTTAATGGAGCTTCAACAGTAGATGATTGGAATGATGCCCTTGGTTATTTCTTAGTAAGACAATTCCATAAACCTAAAAATGTTGATTTACGAATGAAAATTGGTTAAAATATAAGAGATATTAAAACAAAGGATAAATATGAGCTTATTAGCTAAAGACCATAACGGCAAAGAAATACAAGGGTTTGCCCCTACTAGGATTGTAACGGCTTCAAGTATTGATGTATCAGATGCAGTTGCTATTAGAGTTTT